AAAGCGCCCCTGTAATGACCAAACAATCCTATCTGCTTTCTTCTTATTACCGTGTGTTAGCTCTTCAATGCGAGGATAATAATTTAATCTTCTCATCAAATCATTCATATAAGGCATCACTGCATTCTTCAGTGAACCTTTCTCAATCCCTACTGCATTAACTCTGTAGTCCTTTGCAGCCTTTAGAATCCTCACTGCTGTTTCTCGGACATCCCATCTACCGTGTTGAATGTCAGCAACCCACCAGCCTTTAGTATTGATCTTAACAATAGCTATCGCTGTGTCATCAAGCTTTTTATTCTTCGTTTGATTCGTCTGAGATGAATCGCTGAAACCACATAGATCCACCGCAATAAAGTAGTTACCTTCTTCCGGCTCTTCTTCACTGATCTTAATCCATTCATCTTTGAAGATCTCCGACTGTGCTGCCTCAAACGAAGCCATAAACTCTTGTCTAAAAGCAAAGCTAGACATCGAACCTCTAGCTGCTTCAATCTCTAAAGGATCTAACAATGGATTATCAAAGCTAGTGAAGTGCCAAGACTTGTAATCTTTATCTTTACCTGAATCACCTACTTTGTACAATTCATAAAAGTGATTCCTACCCATTGGTGTTCCAATGAACATTGCTCTACCCTTCTGATCCGCTAAAGCAGGTCTAAGGATTTGTTCGAACACCTGTGGCTTCATGTCTGCGTACTCATCCATCACTAAGTACTTCAAACTAACACCACGCATAGTCTCTGGTCTGTCAGCACCCTTTAGCGATATCATTGCACCGTTGATCAACGTAATCTGCATGTTATTGACATGACTATTCTTGATCACTGTATGGCCTAGCTCTAACAGCGTAGACCACATAATATCCCTAGCTTGTCCCTGTGTTGGGGCTACATACCAGACATGGCCTTTCTCAGTCTGTAGTGCCTCAATAATCAATGTCCAAGCAGCTAACCTTGATTTACCTGTACGTCTACCAGCAGCGATGATCTTAAACCTTGCTGGATCTTTGAAGACCTCTTGCTGCCAAGGAAGAAGAGATACCGTCAAATTACTCATTCTTCTTCTTTATCGTAATCAATTAGTGTAGTCTCAACGTCTACAGGCTCATGTTCAATCATCTCAACTGGTTTGTCGTTAATACCAGTGATGTTTATAGTGATTGCTTTAGCCCCTGATGCTGTTCCTTTATCCTCAAAGTAAGATACTGGAAGCATCCGATCCATACACATCTTAAGCGCTGCAATCTGATCCTTATCATTATCATCTAATGCTTTATGTACTATCTTTCTGATAATCGCATTAGAGTGTGTCAGCAACAGCGAAGCAGTGAACTCTTTAATCCTTGCTGCTTCTCCTGGTGGTCTACCTCTTTTCTCTCTCTTAATGTACTTCTGTACTTCTTCCTTCTTAGGACGACCTCTAGATCTCTTCTTTTTCGCAGGCACTTTCTTCTCTTCATTGACTGCCAAGACATCCTGGCTGACCGATGAAGGTAGCGAACAATCCTCAGTAGGAGAAGTAATTTTAATTTCTGACATCAGATCCCTCTATATAGTTTCTCTGCTGAAAGCAGGACTTTAGGGTGTATATAATTTTATGTATCTCTACAATGTAGTCAGTATGAAGTTAGTATGTAGTAAGTATAAAGTAAGTTTTATTTATTGTTTGTACATCGTCTGTTCATCGTTTCTACATAGAAGGGTATATTATAGCATATTTTTTAAGTTTTGTCAAGTTGTTTCTTTTTAACCAGCACAGAGTGTACTGACACCAGCACAGATTGCACAGTCTTTAGAGGCTATGGCGGGACTCCATTTACATGGTGTCAGAGGCTCCGCAGAGGCTTTATTACTAAGCTATTGATTTTATTAGATATTATTAGATAGACTGTTTAGTCTTTAGAGACTTCCATTTTAGCTTTTTTTGAGGCTAGGTAGCACCACAACATTTACACTACAACCACACCCCTCCCCCTATACTGCACTGCAACATATCCACAGGTTATACAGAGTTATCCACAGGATACAGCATAGTTATCCACAGCTTATCCACAGATATCGTAGAGTTATCCACAGGCTAGGTAGTTTACTGTATATCTGTACAGTCTGCACTGGATTGGTGCATAGGCTACGAAGGTTGCGGAGGTGTATCTATGAAGCACCCCACAGAAGTACTTCGAAGATACTTCAAAGCCTGCACAATCTGCACTGGTTCCACGTGAAACAATGTTGTATTCGAACAACACTACCGTTCATCCTTGGATATTGTCCGTTCGTCGGATAGGCCTGAAATGCCGTTGACAACGCAAAATCAGTTAGTTAGTATGCATACATCAACAACAAACCAGGAGTAAATCAAATGCTTTTAATCAGTAAGACATATGACGTAGTAACCGAAGAATCAGCAGAAGACGGTGAAACAGCGGAGGATGGCTTTGTGTTCGAATTCGAAGAATTCTCATTCAGAGACTTAGTTCGTCACTTACGTTACTTTCCGCACTTATCCAGTTCTGTCATTACACCGGACACTTGGGTATCATCGGAGAGTGAGCAGGATTACATGACAGGGGAATACAGAACAGAGCATCTACATTATGTTGGACCAGCTAATAAACAAAAGTACTGGGTAAAAGCTTTAAAGCTTGCTTTCAAGTAAACTTCAATCAATCACCACAAAGGATTAACTATCATGGCAATGCAGGCAGCAGAGTATAGTAAACCTCAAGTCAAAATCAGCGTTACGTCCAAGCTTGACGGCATTCGATCATGGTCACTTCAGGCACTAGATACATGTCCAGGTTCGAGGGCTAGCGATGGATCCTTAGTCGATGCTTGCAAAGGGTGTTATGCAACCACGGGCAACTATAATTATCCTAATGTCAAAGCACCAAGGATTCACAATCGTGAAGATTGGCAGCGTGATAGTTGGGTCGATGACATGGTCAAAGCTTTAGACGCTGATAGATACTTTCGCTGGTTTGACTCTGGTGACATGTACGCTTTAGGGTTAGCAGAGAAAATGCTTCAGGTTATGCAGCGTACACCATGGGTCAAGCACTGGTTACCGACTAGAATGCATAAGTTTACTAAATTTCAAACTATCATCGACAAGATGGATGCATTGGACAATGTTGTTGTCCGTAGATCATCGGATTCTATTGTCGGTGAGGTACTCGATGCACCATGGTCGAGCACTATAGCAACAAACTTTGATGCTGATAACATCAAAGTCTGTGAAGCATACCAGCACGAAGGTAAGTGCAATGGATGTCGTGCTTGTTGGGATAAATCAGTAAGCACTATTGGCTATATCGCTCATGGTGTTAAGATGTCAAAAGTAATCAAACTCAAAATCGCATAGGGATATCATCATGCTTAATAAATTATGGCAAGCTTACAAATTGGTGTACGTAGTGAAGAAAACTTCATCAACGAGGTTTATCACAGCGTACACTGCTAAGGGTAGAATCAACGGAATTATGATCAAACGAGGTTTTTTAAGATCAACAATACGTGTACCATTGTCCGGTGATGTTACAGTGTGGAATCATCATATTAAGACTGTGCGTCATCAACGTGTTAGCAGTAACCAATACATGAAAGGGTAATGTAATGGAAAACTTTAAGATTGTAGGCTATCTAGTCACGTACAAACTATTCTATGATGGTTTAACCCATATGGATAGATTCAATACACTATTTGATGCTGAAGAATGGGCAGACCGTAGTGAGCTTGCAGAGTACGTTATCAATCCCATTGTTGACCTATCAGGGGATTAAATGAAAGATGCCTTGATAGCTGTATCAATCATTGCCGTAAACGTCTTTGTGCTATGCCTACTTATAAAGCTTTCATCATGAATAAATCTAGTGACTTTGTGTTGTATCTTGGTGGTAGTGCTTTCGGTGTATTGTTCGCTGTACTTATCTTTTTAGGGGTTTAACATGTATTGGTGCGATTCTCACGGACTTATTGAGCTTAATATCACTAAAAAACAAGCTCATATAGGTTATCATCAAGGTCAGTGTGATAACGACATTAAAGATCTGAGGAATGTTCCCGTTATCAAAAGACAATTGTATAAGCTTAAACCTGACGTTGTGGTCCGTGTCTTAAAAGACTATGGCGCATGGGATGACAATGATTTGTCTAATCATGATGATAACCTTGATCGCCTATTGTGGATTGCTTGCGGTGATATCGTTGAGAACCTATGATAGGCGGTACTTATGATTCTATCTTGTTAGCCTTTGTTGTATTGTTCCTAATAGGCTTTCCAGTATTAACCTTTATAGGACTATGTATATGATTAAGACTTATTTCAATGGTAAACCATGCGAAGTGTTGAAGCATGGTGTTGATGGTGAGGTTTTGATACGTCATGCATCACCTGATCCGCTATGGCCTTTTCCATCCTACACCTGGGTTAAAGCCAAGCTAATCACTAAGACTAAAGTATCAAAGCGATTAGAGGCTCTACAAGGCATCGAAGATGCTCTAATGTAGGTAGGTTCCACCTCAGCCTAGATCGTCGCTTCTAGGCCTGTTTTAATCGATTCTAGAGGGTATTCTGATGACTAAAGAGCTATTGGATGAGTTACTGTACTTAATTGAGCTTCAAATCAAGGCTAACATTGCCTTAGCATTAGGTCACTATTCCGATACTGCTCACAAAGAAGCAGAGAAAGAGCATGTTCAGTATTACAGACTTGTTTCACTGATTGAATCTATGAGGGACGATCTAAAGTGAAAAAGACTACCTTTGAGCGATGGAGGGATAAAGTAGATATGAAAGGCCCTGATGATTGTTGGGAATGGTTAGGTTTTAAACATAGGAGAGGTTATGGGCAATTCCATGTTCAAAGGGACACAGAATATAAATTTTCACTTGCACATAGGTACGCTTATGAATACTACAAAAACAATGAACAGCCTGTACCAAGTAACCTTTGTGTTTGCCATCATTGCGATAATCCCTGCTGTGTTAACCCTAATCACTTGTTTTTAGGAACTCAAAAAGACAATGTACAAGACATGATAAGGAAAGGAAGAAGAGTTAATCCAAACCCTAAAAAACACACTGAAGTTGAGGTTGAAAAGATACGAAAAGATTATTTATCTTTACTATCATTAAGAAAAACAGCAGCCTTAAACAACACCAGTACGGCTACAGTTCACAACATAGTTAAACAAAGGTACTCATACGAAAGGTAGGGACGGAAGATTAGATGTTTATCATGCAATGAAGCCTTAAGTGACTACGAAGCCTCCAGGCGTAGTGTTCGAACACACCAGTATATTGACTTATGCAATGATTGTTTTCGTTATGTCCGTGATGATATCGCTGCAGTAGGCAATGTACGATTGATCAATGAAGGAGATGATGACATTGTAAGCAAACGTAACAGCACTGATGAATGACTTGACAACTTTGTTTTTTTCTGATACCCTAAATCTATATAGGCTATGTAGGCTACTTAGGCTATGTACTAAGTATATATTATGTATAATATTTAATATATATTTAGTACTTAGACTAAATAGTCTATGTACAGTAGGGCTTAATGAAAGGATTGTTCGAAATGTACCCTGATGATGATTTTCTACCTGATGAAGCATTCGATGA